GCCTATTTATAGGCTTACCGCAGGTTTTACCTGTACCCTACATGTTGGCACCTGGGATTACTCAGCGAGAGCAACGTGTAATTAACAAATACACATACATGATACGAAACAATGACGAAAGGTGGATAAGCTCTATAAAAGAGTTATTACCTATGGTCAATATGCTTCATAACATACATCCCGACAGAAATATAAATAAGTTCGTAGATCTTGTATCCCATATGATTAAACATCATGGAAAGAGGCAAACAATCGAAAAACTTAAAAGATTTCGATTGCTTTTACAACAATATGCTTTACAGCAGACTGTTGAACCCATTCCTTTCTGCAAAACAGATAGGGATGGTTTTCCTAAAGCAATAAGCTTTATTAAACCAAAGCTCGACGATGTATATAGCATCCGGTATTCATTTTCAGTAATCAGGATAATCGAATCTTTTAGATGCGAACCTGAGTACTTAGTGAATACAATAACTGATGAATCAACAGCAGATGAAAATCTGATTGATGAAATATCAAGTTATATCCAAACGTGGAGTCAAATCAGGAAAATTCCCGATTTGAAACCATCACGACTAGTTATGAGTAACAAATCTGGTCCTAATGGACCTGCTACAATTAATGCAATAAAGGATCTAACCGCTTTGCGGGAAGAACCATTGTTGATTAGGAGTATCAGTGAAATGATGATGAAAACATCATCTTTCATAGATATGAACTCATACAAGTCACACGAGGGAAGTTTTAAAGCTTCCAAACTCGTTCTACTAAGTGATAAAGCGTGTAAAACACGAGTTATTGCTATAGCAGATTGGTGGTCAAATACGGCTTTAGAATCCATTCATGCAAGCATGATGAAAGCTTTAGCCAGACTACCAAGTGACGTGACATATAGACAAAGTGATATACCAAGACTTGTTAAAGGTCTTGGAACTAACTTATATAGTTCTGATATGACAGCGTTTACAGACCGATTCCCAAGAAAACTTGAGGTCGCTCTGCTTAGTGCTGCATATGGTGAACATACTAGTAGGTTGTGGGAACAAATTGTCTCAAACAGAAAGTTCCATCACCCAAAAGGTGATGTAATCTATGCTTGTGGCAACCCCATGGGTTTGTTAAGCTCATGGCCAGTGTCAACTATGACTCACCACGCTGTTAAGCAATGGTGTAGTCATAAATTAGGACTTAAGTCCTACAAGTATTTAATACTTGGTGATGACACACTCGATTCTTCGAAAGAAGTGTACGAGTTGTATACGGATACTATCCGTAGACTTGGTGTTTCCATATCACTCTCTAAGTGTACTCAAAGCGAACAAGGTTCAACCGAGTTTGCAAAGAGATACTTCCGTAACCATGAAGAGGTCACTGGTTTACCAGTGCATCTTCTAGAGACGGCTCGAAAAATGCCTGAACAGCTCTTAGAGCTGGTCAAAATTTGTCGAGAGAGAGGGTACGAGGATAAATACCTCGGCCCGTCAATGGATCTTCTACTATCTAACCACAAATGTGGAAAGATGGTAGCTGACATGTTGTCTCTTCCTGAACAAGTACTTGGAATGCCTCCATTACTGGAGGTTAAACCGAATACTTGGGCAGACAAATTGTCTGCCCTTCACGAAGAGTCTCTAAAGGATAACCAAGCAATTGCTAGGAATTACATCTTTTGGAGAACAACTACCGGACTTAACAAATCCGATATTCCAGAGAAAGTCAGTCAAGTGGCTGTAGAACAGAACCATCCAATAGTGTTCGCACTTAGCGAACAGCTAATGGAGTATTTCCCGGAAACGGGAGATGAGTTCAGTATCTACAACGGATGGATTAGAGGAGAATACCGAGAAATGGCACAAGTGCCAAATATCGATATATATCGTTGTTACAACAAAGGGCATTATGCCACTAAGTGTAAATACGATGTATTAAAAGCACAGTTGGCACTTGCCAACGGTGACTGTAATATTCCTCTGCATATGCCTACAAAGATGAGCAACTTTATGTTGTTCAATGTAGGTTACCAAGTACTCCAAGAGTACTTGGGTCCATAGGTACACAAATTGTGCCACCCGGAGGTCGTGGCCCTTAAAGGGC